TGACCCTGCTTATGGTGGCGGTGATTTTGTATCAATGCCTATCTGCTATGAGATTGACGGAGAACATTATATTACTGATGTTGTCTACAATGACGGTGATAAGGAAATTACCATACCGGAAGTTACTTCACGAATGGAAAGACATTTAGATAAATTTAATAATAAGACAGCAGAAGTCCATTTTGAGGAAACAAAGACAACATCAGCATACCGCACAGACTGTGAAAAAATATGGGAAAAAGACGGATACCCTATTAACACAAGTCATGATCCGGCAGACAATCAGACTGCAAAAATGGATAGAATCAAAAATCATGCTCCAGACATACGAAAACTTCATTTTGTGGACATGAAATATCAAACAAAAGAGTACAGAAAGTATTTTCAAAATATTTTGTCTGCTACTTTTGAAGGGAAAATGAAGCATGATGACGGGATAGACTCTACGGCACAATTATGTGACATGATTTACGGAAATAAAAGAATGGCAAGAGTAGAAGCAACTCAAAACCCATTTTCTTTCGGACGGAGGTATTGATATGACAACCAAAGAATATTTAGGACAGATAAGCCGTCTTAACCGGATGATAAATAATAAGCTGGTAGAGCTTGCACAACTTAAAGAGCTGGCATGCAGCATATCGTCAATTACAAATGAAGAAAGAGTAATGACAACTCCAAATTTTGACAGGATAGGCACGAAGCAGGCAAAGATTGATGAAATGGAAAGGAAGATCGATGCACTGGTTGATGATTATATTATCAAAAGAGATAAGATCATCAGCCAGATAGACAGTATGGAAGATGAGAATGTCTATAATGTGTTGTTTTCAAAGTACATAGAAAAAAAGACATTTGAGGTTATTGCAACTGAAATGAATTACTCCTGGAGGCAGACAATAAGGCTTCATGGAATTGCATTAAAAAGATTTGAGGAGAAGTATGGAGCAACATACTTGAAAATGTCATAGAATGTCATATTGAAAAAATGATATAGTTATAATCGAAGAAGTCAACAAATAGTTGAACACTTTACCATCCCCCATTGAAAGAGCATCGAAGAGAAATCTCCGGTGCTTTTTCTTTTGAAAAGAAAAGAGGATTTTATGGTATATACACCAAAAACAATATATTGCCCGCGTTGCGGAAGAAAAGTTGCCACACACGATGGGCGTTCAACAATGAACATTTCTGTGGAATGTAGGAAATGCCACAAGAAAGTTGTTTTTTATCCGGAGAATGGAAAGACGAAATTAAAATCTCTTCCAATCCGGTCAACATCCAGTGGGATGACGTTTATTTAGGAGCCAATTATGAATAATAAATCTCTCCAAGACCTTGTTAAGGGATGTTATGGGCGAAAAATTTTATATACTGATGTTGAAACTATCACAAAAGACAATATTGTCAATGTGGTAGGAGACTGCATCGGAAATTTTTATTACAACAAAACCATCATAGAATATCTTTGGCGATATTACAAAGGTGACCAGCCTGTTTTATACCGTGTAAAGGTGCAAAATGCTGATATTACAAACAAAATAGTAGAAAATCATGCGTATGAGATTGTTCAGTTCAAAGTAGGACAGACATATGGCGAGCCAATACAGTTTATCAGTCGAAAAGATGATGATGAAATTAATCGGGCAGTGGATGCGCTGAATGACTATCTTGTGGATGCGAATAAACAGGAAAAAGACATTAAAGCAGGAGAGTGGCAGTCAGCAACTGGAACATCTTTTAAGGCTGTGAGATTTTCAAATGGAGAAATACCATTTCAGATTGTTGCCCCTACTCCGATGAATACTTGTGTTATTTATAATCGGAGTACGGAAGAACCGGTGATTGCCGTACAGGAGCTTAAGGACGAAGATGGAAGATGGTACAAACTGTGCTATACAGACAATTATTCATGCAAAATTCAAAATGGAGTAGTTTCTGAATGGAAATTGCACGCATTTGGAAGTATACCTATTGTTGAGTTTCCAAATAATCATGAGAGAATTTCTGATATTGAGCTTGTCATAGGTATTTTGGATGCCATAAACAATATGCAGTCAAACAGAATGGATGGAATTGAGCAGTTTGTTCAGTACTGGGTTAAGTTTGTGAACTGTGAAATCGACCCAAAAACGTTTGAAGAGATGAAAATGAGCCATGCTTTGACGGTAAAGTCCAATAACAAGGATAACAAAGCCGATGTTGAGATTATGACGCAGGAACTAAATCAGAGCCAGTGTCAGGTGGCAAAAGATGATTTGTGGGACAATGCCTTGGCAATATTAGCAATACCAAACAGAGAGTCCCAAAACTCTGGAGGAGATACACAAGGAGCAGTATCATTAAGGGCTGGATGGGATTTTTCAAAGACAAGAGCAAAATTAAAAGACCCAATTGTGAAATCGGCAGAGAAGAGACTTGCAAAAGTTGTCTTAAATGTAATACGCGTTAAGGACAAGGATTTGAAATTGTCAATGAGGGATTTTGATGTGCAAATCAATCATAGCCCGCAAGACAATATGTATACAAAGTCGCAAACACTATATCAGCTTTTAGAGTGCGGCATACATCCTCTTATTGCCATTAAAACGGTGGGGCTTTGGGGAGATGCTGAAAAGACATTCCTCTTGTCTAAGCCATATATAGATGCGTTGTGGAAAACCATTGATGATGCAGAAGAGCAGGAACAAAAAGCACAGGAAATTGTAAACCAATTAAATAAACAGCAAAATAAGACAGCTACCGAGTAATCGGTGGCTGTTTTTATTTTATAAAAATTCGCAAAGTTGTGAGCGTAAAAATCAACAGTGTCATTCGGTGTCGTTGCACCGCAAAAATTCGTAAAGACATATCGGAGGTAATCAATGAAAAGAGAAGAGTTAATTGCAATGGGTATCAGTGAGGAAAATGTTGAGAAAATCATTGCTGATTACGGCAGTGCCGTACAGAGAGAACAGGCAAAAGCAGCAGAGCTTAAGGCAAAGGCAGACAGCGCAGATGAGTTGCAGAAAAAGCTGGATGAAATGGAAGCAGGAAACCTCACGGAACTTGAAAAAGCAAACAAGGCGTTAGAGACAGCAAATCAGCAGATTGCAGATATGCAGAAGAAAAACGCCATTAGAGACCAGCGCGAAGCATTGATGGAAAAGTTAAAAATCAATGCAGAGCAGGCAAAATCCGTTGTCAAGGATAATGGAAGCCTTGATTATGACGCTCTTGGAAAGATTACAGCCGAAAAGGAAACCGCAGCAGCGCAGGCAAAGGAACAGGAGATTGCAAATAATTCTGAAAATCCGGGCGGCGGTACTGCAGGTGGAGAGAATAAAAAAACGGCAGATGTTGAAAATGCCGAAAGTATCAGCTTTGGCGAACCGGCAAAAAATGCAGAAGCCAAAGACCATTATGTTTTATAGGAGGTAAATTATGGGAAAACCAATTGAAAGAGACTTTACACAGAGTAAAGGAATTTTAAAATTCTTTCCTTATGAGGGTGCGGCGTGTATCGTTCCGCAGACAATGGTGTCAAGTGCCGATGCAAACGGAAAGAAGATTGCAAAGGCAGGGACACCGTTCCCAAGCAATGACGAATCTTGCAAAGGGTATCTTCTGGAAGATGTTGACGTAACAATGGGAGATGCGCCTGGAACTTATGTATATCAGGGTTCTATTGACAGCGCAAAGGTAACAGCGAACGGAGTGACCGTGGAAGCAACTGCAAAAGCAGCAACACCGCGTGTTACTTTTTTTGATTAAAAAATGGAGGTATTAGAGAATGGCATTACCATTAGCAGAAGCATTTACCGCAAGAAGTCTTGGGGTTATGTGGAATAATTATGAAAAAACGCTTGGTTCTGCGCCTTACTTAGGTAGACAGAAATTTGGAACCAGAAAACAGGACAGCCTTGAACTTAGATTTATCAAAGGGAAAAACGGTCTTCCGGTATCATTAAAGGCATCCAATTTTGATGCACAAGCAGAGCTAAGAGACGTCGGTGGATTTTCTGACATTCAGAACGAGATGCCGTTCTACCGTGAATCTTACATGGTAACAGAGCGTGAAGAGCAGGAGTATGCAAATTACCAGTCGGCAGAAAATTCCAACATGGCAAACCAGGTGCTTAGAGAAATCAGCAAAAAACCGATGATGCTTATTGAAGGAGCAAGAGTAGTGCCGGAACGCCAGATTTGGCAGTTATTAGCACCATCTGATGGTATTCCAAGAGTACAGGTAACAATTGGCGGAAAAAGCTACTATGTGGATTATACTTCGGACAATGGAGTGGCGCACAAGAGAGACCATTACAAGGATATCTCCGGAAGCGATACCGATAAATGGTCTGCATCCGAAACAGCAACGCCACTTGACGACCTTATCGAGATTAAACGTGAGTTTGCAAAGAAAACAGGATATTCCCTTGCACGCTTTAGCATGAATACAGAAACATGGGAAATGGTCCTTAAGGCGGAGGACACAAAGAAACAGGTGCTTGGAATTACTGCTTACAATGGCGGTATTCGCTTACAGCAGGGGCAGGTTACAGAGTATCTTAGAGGATACGGCATCGAGATTGAAGTTTACGACAAACTTTACATCGACCCTGCAGACGGTGCTACCAAATATTTTATTCCTACAGGAGTTATTTCAGCGCAGGCATCCGGCGTGTACCTTGGAGATTATGTCTTTGGAAAGACACCGGAAGAGAGAAGCGGAAGTTTAACAGACGGAAACCTTTCTATTGTAGAAACCGGCATTTCGGTATATACATACGCAACAAATCATCCGATCAACACGCATTGCATTGTGTCAATGATCGGATTGCCTACTTTTGAGGGCATGGACAGCGTTGTTGTCATGAAAGTTTCGTAGGAGGTGCGGTATGATTGCTGAATATACAGTAAAGCGCAATGGAAGATGGTATAAAGCAGGAGATGAAATCCCGGACATTGTTCCGGGAGAGAAATCTTCTGGCGAGTACACCAAGACAGAGATTAACAGAATGAGCACTGCTGATTTACAGGCACTTGCCGCTGAACATGGGATCGAGGGTGCAGAAGAAATCAGTGGAGCGGAACTGAAACGCATTTTGATCGAGCAGTTCGGATTATAGGTAGGGAAGAATGGACGAATATACAACATTAGAGCAGGTCAAAATCAGACTGAAACAATTTCATATTGAAACCGTTACGGATGAAGATGGTGTAACTTCTGATGTTGTCGTGTTCGACCAGAAAGAAGATAATCCTTACATTGAACAGCTTATCAAGCAGGCAAGAAATGAAGTGGTAAGCAAGCGGAATTACCCGAAAAGCTACACGGATGAAAAAATATCCGAAGACTTGAAACAGTTTGAGGATGTAATCGTCAATTTATCCGTGTACGACCATTCACAGGCAGGAGAAGCATATATGGCAAGTTATTCAGAAAACGGCGTAAGCCGTAGCTGGAAAGACAGGGAAAGCTTGTTCGTAGGGGTATTCCCGTTTGTAAAATCTTTGTGACCTATCTGCCATGAGTAGAAAAGGAATCTGTTTTTTGCAAAGCAATTATCAGTTTTTTAGAAGATTGTGCGTTACGTTTTGTCGACGTCGACAAAACGTAGCAGGCGGCACACATTGAGCGGTGGTGGGCGGTGTGCCATAAAAATGAAAGGCGGTATATGATTTGACGATTGAAATATCAACAGCAATCATTATAAGCGTGCTGTCGCTTGGTTTTTCCGTCTTTATGGGCTTGAAGAGCAACAAAAGGACAGACAACACGGATCTTGAAGAGCGCGTGCGGGAGAACACACGCATTAACATGAAGTTGGATGCCATTTCAAACAACACAACCGAGATCAAGAATGAAGTTTCGGAGATGAGAAAAGAAATAAATTCTCACGACAACAGAATTATAAAGGTTGAAGAAAGTGTGAAATCGGCGCATCACAGAATTGACGGGATAGAAACCCGTCTTAATGATGAAAAGGAGGTTTAATCATGGATATTATACAGTCTGTAATTGCAAATATGACAATTATTCTGGCAATCATTGGTGCGCTGGCATTTGTTGTGTCTGTGGTAACACAGGTAATCAAAGGTGTAGGCGTATTTTCTAAGATTCCAACGGACATTTTGGTATTTGTTCTTTCTATCGGAATCACGGTCGCTGCGTTTGTGGCATACATGCAGTACATCCAGACATCAATTTTATGGTATATGATCTTGGCAGCTATTATTGCAGGATTTATTGTTGCGTTTGTCGCAATGTATGGATGGGAAAAGCTTTCTGAGCTGTGGAAACGGTTCGGCAAGGATGTGAAGTGAAATGCTTGAGATCAATAAGCAAAAAATGAGTTATTCGCAGCAAAGCGGCAAGGTGCCGGTATATGTGACGGATGATGATGGTAACATCGAATATTCTTCGTACACGGATTCTGATGGTAATGTAATTTATTACCTTGATGATGACGGGAACAAGATACCGAAGACAACCGGAGAGTATACCACAGGTTATGAAAAGCCTGTGTTTTTTTATTCTTCGATCAGCAATAAGTTGAGCGAAGCACTTATAAAAGAATTTGGCGTAGATAACTCTACAAATTTTGTTCAGATCGTAGAAGACAAAGGAAAGCTTCCATTGAGCGTCGGATCTTTGGTATGGAAACGATCAGACGTAAAGTACAAAGATGAAGAGAATACAATCGTTGACGAAAATTCGGCTGATTACATCGTAAAAGGTGTCGCAGACGAGGGATTGACGGTTGATTTGTTCTTGTTACAAAAAAATGTGAAGTAGGTGTGGCATGGGGAAGAAAGTAATCACAATGAGCCTGTCTGAAAAGTCTATTCAGAACGCCATACGAGAGCTTAGAGCCTATAAAAACAGCTTGACATATAAATGCCAGCTATTGGCAGAAAAACTCGCGGAAAAGGGCGTAGAGATTGCCAGAGTACAAATTGCTGACCTTGACGCAATATTCACATCAGAATTGATTTCCAGTATTCATTCAGAATACAAGGGAAGTACCAAAGGAGGCGGGATATGGGCGGTAGTTGCCGGGACGGACCATGCAATGTTTGTTGAATTTGGAACAGGAACCGTAGGACAGCAAAATCCTTATCCAGGGAAACTGCCGGATGGCGTTTCGTGGCAGTACGCAAGTGGAAAAACTATACATCAGATTTCAGATGGAATATATGGATGGTTTTATCAGGACGACAATGGCGATTGGTGGTTTACAGAGGGAATGCCAAGCCGACCATTCATGTATCTGACCGCGAATGAGTTGCGGCAGATTGTTACACAGACAGCGAAGGAGGTGTTTGGATAATGGCAGACAACCAGTGGGTATTTGATCTTGAAACAAACATTTTCTCCAATGTTGCAACGATAGCCAAACCAAAACTCAAGAAAAAATACAAAAGCATGAATTTTGACACTGCATTTACAACGGTTGAAAAGAACCTTGATAAAGACCCTGTTTTCCCGACTATTTACATCCATGAGATGCCGGGGCTTGAACGTGGGGCAGATTTAGAGGGCACATCCGTAAATGCGGTGCAGGAAACAATACAGGTTGACGTCATTACAAACACAAAGCAGAGCGATGCAAAAGGGATTATGGCTATTTTAGCTGATGCCTTTAAACAGATGCGATTTCAAATTACAGCAATGCCGGAGTTTAAAAATGACAGTGAAAAAAAATTTAGAAGCGTTGCAAGGTTCCGGCGGATAATCGGAGCCAACGACAGATTGATGTAAAAGAGCCGAAAGGCTCTATTTTTTATGCACCGGGTGCAAAAAGATGCGCCCGATAACCGCATTATTTGGCGGTAGAAAGAGAGGTAAAAATGGCAGAAGCAGGATTGTCTACGTTAGGAATTACGTTTGGCTATGGCACAGAAGCGACAGCCGGAACAAAGCCTACATCGTTTAAACAGCTTACAAGAATTAACGCAATCGGCGGTATTAACATTGAGCCGGAACAGATTGACGCATCTGCATTAGAAGATGCTATTACCAGATATGTAAAGGGTCGCGCAGATACCGGTGGCTCTTTCCCTATCACGGTAAACCTTACGGATGCCACAAAGGAAGAGTGGGAAGCACTTATCACGGCGTATAAGGCGCTTTCCGGCGGGAAAAGAATGTGGTTTGAAACTATTATCCCGGGATTTACCGACGCGTTTTTTGTTGTGGCTCAGCCGCCAGAGCAGATTCCACAGCCGGAGATTGGTCAGAACGAACTTTTGACGGTTGAAATGAATCTTACCATTGAAGAATACAAGGGCATGGACACCGCTGTAGCTTTTACACCGGGGGAATAACACGTCAGTCGAATAGTTCGGTTGGATCGGCTGACGATAACCAGACAACCGAGCCAGAGCTTGAAGAAACAATTTAAAAGAACAGGGCGGTCTTCGGACTGCCCTTTCCCTATATGAGAGGGAGAAAGGGAAAGAAAATGACAAAATTAAAATTTGGCGAGAAAGAATTACAGATCAAGTTTGGATATGAAGCAACCGTGAAAAGCGGAATTATCAAGAAAGTAGCAAAATTAGACCAGATGGAAGATATTGAAACGGTTGACGAAATCCTTTTATTTCTTCCAGAGTTAATCCTTGTAGGCGCGCAGAAGTTTCACAAAGAGGAACTTGGATACAATCCGGACAATGAGGGAGAAAAGGAACAGCAGCTTGGAAAAGTATATGCCATGCTGGATGATTACTTTGACGGAGAAGATGCAGATGTTCAGGTACTTTACAATGCACTTTTAGCGGAGCTGCTTGAAAACGGTTTTTTATCAAAACTGCTCAAAGCAGATCAGAAAGAAGCGGAGAAGAAAACTCCGAGGAAAAAGTAGAAGAACAGAGAGAACTTACATGGGGAACATATTGTGCGGAAATCCGCCCGTTTTGGCTGTTAGTAACCAAGGGATATGGATTTACTGTACATGACATAGACATGTCGTGCCCGGCTGACTTACAGCCATATGCAGATGCATACAGCTTGGAGAGAAAACAGCGGGATAATGAAATGTGGATGTGGTTTGGAACATACGGATTGTCTGCGGTATCGGTGGCAGTAGAACATTGCCTTGCCGGACGAAAAGCAAGATCAAAGTATATTAAAAAACCAATCAATGAGCAACAAGGGAAAGATGATTCAGAAATGACGGAAGAAGAAATTAAGAAACAGAGAGAGCTATTTGTGGCAAAGCTCAAAATTATGCAGTCAAACTATGAGTTGAGCCATCCAAAACCAGAAAAGAACTTGGAGGTATAAATATGTCAATTAGAATTGGATCTGCAAGACATGATGAAAATGGGAAATTGACCGGTGGGAGACCGGGAGATCAGACCGGAACAGAAGTAAGTATGCAAAACTTTTATGTTCATAAAAAAGGATGGTATGTGTTAAGGCCAAAAACAAAAGATATGGCGGATAAACTGGCAGAATCAATGATTACAGCGTGCAATAATGATAATATTGGCTACTGTCAGGGACACCGGCTTGGAATTGTCAAATATGGTATTAATTCAAAAGTAAAAACAGAAGCAGATTGCGGCACAACGGTACGTGCATGCATTATTCATGCAACTGGAAAAGATGTTGGAAATTTCACCACAGCAAATGAAAAATCTGTACTTCTTTCTAGTGGCATGTTTGATGACATTGGAGGTTATGCGGCAGGAATGGTTCTTTACAACGGAGATGTTATTGTCACAAAAACAAAAGGTCATACAGCGATTGTGACAAGCGGAAACCCTAGAAAAAATGTAAAAGATCATTTAAACCCATACCCGGAACCTGTAAGGATTTTAAAGAAAAAATTCCCTTGCATGAGAGGGGATGATGTGAGATGGCTTCAGACGGAGCTTATTTATCACGGATGCCTAGATGAAAAAGATAAAAAGGGAAACAGTAATGTGGACGGTATTCTTGGAAATGATACGGCGACCGGTATTGGAACATTCCAGAAAAAAGTCGGAATTACAGTAGATAAGAAATGCGGACCGGTTACAAGAGAAAAATTAAAAGAGTAGATCAAGGACGGTAAGGTGTCACAGCCTACCGTCTTTTTATTTTGCATAGAAAGTTGGTGCATATATGGCAGACATTGATGAATTACAAATAAAAATCAAAGCTGACTCTGCAAAAGCAAGTAATTCCATAGAAAGCCTTGTAAACAGCATGAATAGGCTCCGGGAAAGCATATCGTTTGACACTGCAAAACTTTCAAATATTGCAAGCGGAATCAGAAGCATTTCCGATGCGGCTACCGGGTTCAAAGGTGGTAAATCTTCGGAAATCACATCAATGGTGCGGGCACTCAATAAATTTTCTGGTGTTGATGCAAATTCTATCCACGGAATATCTTCTGCTGTGAGAGATCTTGCATCTGGAATAGCAAGTGTTAAAGCTGTTGATACAAGCGGACTCACAAGCATGGTGTCGGCACTGTCAAAAATTGGTGGCAAGGCATCTACACAGGCGACAAAGAATCTGCCGGCTTTATCTGCGCAGTTACAAAACTTTGTACGCCAGATGAACAAGATAGGTGCATTGAATTTTGATATGACCAATATGAGCAACCTTGTAACAGCCATATCAAGGCTTGGAAGCGTTGCAAGCGGACGTGCAGTAACAAATATACCTTTGCTTGCTGACAACCTTAAATATCTGTTTGAGACACTCTCAAAAGCACCAAATGTAAGCGCAAATATTTTACAAATGACACAGGCACTTGGAAATCTTTCAAACAGATCTGGCGGTGCGATTACTGGATTAAATAACAGCATCAGTAATCTTTCCGGTTCTTTCCTTGGATTTAAGACATCCACAGGAAAAGCATTGATCGGACTCAAGTCATTCACAAGACAGATTTTATCCTCTATGGGGATTTATCTTGGTCTGTACGGAGCGATCAGAGGAATAAAAAATGCAATCGACATATCATCGGCATTAACAGAGGTTCAGAACGTTGTTGATGTTACTTTTGGTGACATGTCAAAAAAAGTCAATGAGTTTGCACAGGACTCTATACGTCAGTTTGGTATGTCAGAACTGACATTGAAACAGACGGCAAGCCGATTCCAAGCAATGGGAACAGCCATGGGAATTGACAGCAGTTTGATAAAGAAAGCCAATGAGTTTTTGAATAAGCAGACAGATGGCTATATTGGTTTGTCTGATTCCATGGCTGATGTGTCTTTGAATTTAACAAAATTAACTGCTGATATGGCATCTCTGTATAACATAGATCAGGATGTTGTGTCGCAGGATTTAGCTGCAATATTTACCGGACAGACACGTCCATTAAGAGATTACGGTCTTGATCTCACACAGGCAACCCTTAAAGAGTGGGCAATGAAACAGGGATTAGATTCTGATATTGCGTCTATGTCACAGGCTGAAAAGACAATGCTCCGGTATCAGTACGTCCTTGCCAATACGCAGACAGCACAGGGAGACTTTGCGCGTACTGCTGATTCGTGGGCGAACCAGATCAGAATTTTAAAACAGTCATTTGAACAGCTTGGCAGTGTTATTGGTGGAGCATTAATCAATGCTTTTAAACCATTCGTAAAAGCACTCAATTCCGTTTTACTGGTTGTTATCAGCTTTGTTACAAAGGTTACAAACGCTTTAGGCGCAATCTTCGGATGGAAATATGAGGATTCCGGCGCAGGTCTTGCAGATAGTTTTTCAGATGCGGCAGAGAGCGCAGGCGATGTTGCTGACAATACCGGACAGGCGGCAAAGAACATCGACAAGATGAATAAGGGCGTCCGTCAGTTTGATGAATTGAAACTGATTACCACAAATGATGGTTCGGGCAAAAAAGGTTCGGGCGGTTCCGGCGGCGGTGGCGCATCAGGCGGTGCCAGTGGCGGTAAACTCGTCAAGACTGATACCATTTTCAAAAATTACGAAAGTGATATTAAAAATCTGAAACAACTTGGAAAATACATCAGTGATGCCTTATCAAAAGCTATGGAGTCTATCAACTGGGATAAGATTTATTCCAAGGCAAGAAACTTCGGCAAAGGCTTGGCAGATTTCCTTAATGGTCTTATCAATCCGAGACTGTTTGGAAATGTTGGTAAGACGATTGCAGGGGCACTGAACACGGCAATTTATGCCACACTTTCCTTTGGTCAGACATTTGACTGGTCAAACTTTGGAAAATCACTGGCAGAGGGAATAAATAAATTCTTCAAAACATTTGATTTTAAAGCACTTGCAGAAGATATAAATACTTGGGTACAGGGAGTTTACAAGACAATTAAGACCATGATAGAAAATATCAAGTGGTCTGATGTTTGGAAAGGCGTAAAAGATTTTCTTTCAAACATTGATATTGAGACAGTTGAAATTCTTCTTGGAGCATTTGCTCTGAAACTTGCAGGCAAACTGTTAACAGGGAAACTTCTCAAGGAGACTATTGGAAAATTAATAGGAGCGAAATTCACAGCCGCTTTTGGTCAAACGGCGGTAAAATCATTGCTCTCTTATGCAATTCCTATTTCACTTGCTGTAGTAGTGGCAACGTTATCTTTTACGGTTGGAAAAGATAGCATAAAAAAAGATGCTAATAATTTAGAAAAAGCGTATGAAAAAGGCGGTTTTCTGCAATATCTTCAGGAAAGTTTTAAACAACTTCTTAATCCGTTTGAATGGATTAATGCATATGGCGGTGGAGTTTTGAGCCATGATACTGTGATGGACAAATTAGGCATTGGAAATGGAATGAATGTTGATGAATTTGTCAAAAATCTGCCTAAAAAGGAAGATTACAAATCATTAGATGATTTCCAAAAAGCATTAAATGAGTTCAATGATAATATGCCTAATAAATTAAATGTACCTGACAGCTTTGATCTAAAGGCGTGGATAGATGAATGGAAGAATATAAACGGATTAGATGATGTAGATTTACGAGCAGATGTTGTTCTTCCAAATTTACAAGAGAAGATTTCCGAGTTCAAAGACAATGTCAAAGAATGGTGGGGATTGAATGTAGAACTACCCGTTCGCAATAAATTAACAACAACTTTAGAGGATGTTTCTTCATGGTGGGAAGATGTAAAAGAATATTGGGGAGAAAAAAAGCTTTCAATACAGACAGAAATAGGAGAAATAAAAGGTAAAATAGAAGAAAAGTGGAATGAAGCTTTAACTTACATTCAGGAGAACATTTTCCCGTGGTTCACAAAGAAAAAGTGGATGGAAGTAGGGAATGGAATAAAAGAGGGATTGTCTGCTAAATGGGATGAGTTTTCCGATTGGTGGCAGAATACCGGAATATATAATTGGTGGGAAAATCATGTGAAGCCATGGTTTACAAAAAAAAGATGGGATGAGCAGGGAGACGGAATGAAAAAAGGTCTTTCTGAAAAATGGGGCGAATTTAGTAACTGGTGGAGTACATCTGGAATTGGTTCTTGGTGGACAAATCATGTAGAACCGTATTTTACAAAAGATAATTGGACATTCAGTGGCATTTCTGACGGATTGAAGCAGGCATTTGATAATGCTGTTGCAGGAATTAAGCAGGTATGGAATAATTTTGCAACGTGGCTTAATTCAAAACTGTCTTTTTCATGGGATTCTGTAAATATTGGTGGAAAAGAAATAATTCAAGCTGGCAATATTAACCTTGGAAAAATCCCAACGTTCGCCGCAGGAGGTTTTCCAAAACAGTACAGCATGTTTATGGCAGGAGAAAACGGCGTACCGGAAATCCTTGGAACAGTTGGAGGAAAGACAGCAGTTGCTGGGGGGCAGGAGATCACAGGTATTCGTGATGCTGTATACAGTACGTCACAGCAGGAAATTGCGTTACTTAAACAGCAAAATCAGTTATTGCAAGGAATCCTCGAAAAAGAATTTGGTGTGACACAAGACCAGATAGGAAGAAGTGCTAGAAAATACGCAAGAGAATATTTTAATAGAACGGGCAGAGAAGCATATAGTTTCTAGTGACAAATACCGCCGCTTGTGGTAGAATCATTTTATTACAAGTGGTGGGAGGAAAAGCTATGAATGAAAAAAGTGAAACAAAATTATGCAAGTACTGTCAGACGGAGATTCCAGCTAAAGCAAAAATTTGCCCTAATTGCAGAAAAAAGCAGGGTGGGGCAACAAAGTGGTTTGTTGCGGTGGTTATAGTTGTAATTCTGTTGATTGCCATATTTGGCGGAAACGGAGAAAACAACGATGCAGTTGCTGATTCTACCGAGCAAAATAAAAAAGTTTCTTCTATTAGTACGGTAGATAACAAGGAAGCGACAAGAGAAGAAGTTTCTGATTCTGATTTTTTGGTAAAAGAGTATCTGTACGAAAACACAATAGGAGACACATTAGATTTTTTGATTGTAACAAATAATTCAAACACGGATGTCGCAATTTCTGGAAACGCTACAGCCAAAGATTTAAGCGGGAATTCAATAGGAGCCGCCGACATGAGCATTGATGTATTGGGGGCAGGAGAAACATCTATTGGTGTTTTCTATTTTGATAGTGTGTCCGGAATTGACAAGGTGGATTATACCTTAGATTATGACGAAAACCCATATTATAAACCGGTTGTAAATGATTTATCCGTTGAACAGACATTTAATGATGAAAACGTGACTGTATCCGTGACCAATAACAGCACAAATCCGGCGCTTTTTGTAAGCGCGTATGCAATATTTTTTGACAGTAGTAATAATGTGGTAAATTACAACAGCACATATATTACAGATTCAGACAGTGAGATTAAACCAGGGAAAACTATTTCAGATCAGCTTGATTGCTATGGGAAATACGATCATGCAGAAGTATATTTTACTGGAAGAGCAGATAAATAGAATAATAAACTAAAGGAGAAGAATGTATGTACGACAAAGAAAAAGGGATTTATCCATCTGGAGGATATCTTGTTGGTAGAGATTTACCATTGGGCGGTTATGTTTTTACTGCAAAAAACGGTCAAAAAGGTTGCGTTACTCTTTACAAAAGCTATAAAGATTTTAAAGAAGAGGAAATGGAATTAACCTATGAATACTTTGAAGAAGATTATCATTTATCGCTAATGGAAGATGGTAATTACTTATTGGTGGAAAATGCAACAATACAGAAAATATAAGAGGAAGCGCAGAGATGCGCTTCTTTTTTGATTTATTTAGCACCTATCATACACGGTAGGTGCTATTTTTGTACCCATTTTTAGGAGAATAGCCATGAAAAAATATAAACCAATAGACTGGGGTAAGTGCTCGGAAAACCGGACACCAATAGGAAATCCGAATAATTGCTTTGTGGCGGATATTCTGCCGGACGGAAAAACGGAAATCTTATTTTTAAGTGATGATAACGGTGTTCATATTTGTAAATCTGAAAAAACAACTTGATTGGAGGTGTTCGCATGGCGTACAGCGGATGGCTGTTAAAGATTGGCAATTACATAGTGCCGATGTCGTTTATGAAAGCAGAAACATACAGTCCATATGTCAACATGCAGGATTTGGACGATTATACAGACGCCAACGGCTATCTGCATAGAAATGCCGTGGAGTTAAAGGCGTTAAAGGTCGAATTTGAAACCCCAGCTATGCTGACAAATAAGACTTTCAATGAGGTTTTAAACAATATTAGAAGCCAGTTCACAAATGCGACAGGGAGAGCCTGCTATATCACAGCGTATATCCCGGAATATGACGATTATGTGACACAGTACGGTTATATGGCAGATTTTCAGCCTACGATATACGGAACATATGATGGAATAATTCGTTACAATTCAGTTCGGCTTGCTTTCATAGGGGGTGTGTATGGTGGTTAATTATAAATATGGAGACTTGTTCAAAAAAGATACGGTCGATAAGCAGTTATCCATCGTATCTGATGACGGAAAAATAAATATAACAAATACAGAGCTACACCAAGAAAAATTCGAATTGACAGAAAGTTTGTGTTCAGAACAGGAATTGACGTTTGGTTCGTGTGAAGCTGCCATGATTAAATTTACGGTGTCAAATACATTTTTGCCAATGAAGGGCAGATGGATGACGGTAAGAATGTCCCTTGATGGACATACAGATGTCCCACTCCAGTTCGGACGATATAAGGTTGATTCTGATACTCCCACGGCAGACAGGACGTGCCGTGATGTGGTTGCATATGATGCCCTTTATGACATTTTAAATGCAGATGTGGCAGCATGGTACAACACTGTCTTTCCATCCCATAAAGAGCAGCAGAAAGATAAAGATGGAAAAACTACGACTGTTACAGTTTATGATCCGGTCACAATGAAGCAATTCCGGGACAGCTTTTTTAATCACTTCGGGATTGAGCAGGCTGATATTATACTGGTTAATGACGGCATGTCTATTGAAAAAACAGTTGCAGTCACGGCATCCAGCGAGACAAGTTCTGATACAGAGGAATCGAGCACCATAGGCGAATCTATGAGCGGCAAGGAAGTGTTGTCCTGTATTTGTGAGCTCAATGGCTGTATGGGGCACATGGGGCGTGACGGGAAGTTTCATTATATTTATCTGGC